AAATACATTAAAATATATATCTGATACTATTTTCTGTTCACTTGGTGTTAATGTATTTTTTAAAGGGTCTAAAAAAGTTGTGAGTAAATTATAATCTGATTCTGTCAAACAGTTAATGTTTGAATTATAAGGGAATAACCTATTTAACGTTTCTTTTCTTTTATCGCAGCCACAATCTATCCCTGTTGCTTTACTAAATACTTCTACTACTGCTTTAATTCCTGTTGCTTCTGTGATAGCTTCAATTGTATCACCTAAACCTTTTGCTTTTCTTTTAGCCATTTTAATTGTTTTTAATTAATAAATTTGATTGTAATCATTTTCTATATAATCTGTGTAATCTTTCTGAAACTTTGTATTTAATATTTCTTTGTAATTCTTAATAGAATGAAATATAGATATTAAACTTATGTTTGTTTCTTTTGCTATATCACGCATAGACATATCTGTATCACGATATAGTTTAAATAGCTTTTTATCATACCAGTGCCAATTATCTATTTCTTCATCTATCAATAAACATATGTTATTATACGCTTTATGTTCTTCTGTATTTGAATCATCAAATAATTCCCAACAATCATCAAAAGATACTTTATTAATCTTTTTCTTTTTATTGTAAAACTGATAATACAAAGAACGTAAAGTAAAAAACATATATCCTTTTCGAACTAATCCTTGTGAATCAATTAACTTTGTAGCATCAGCATATTTTATTAATGCAATGTAACTTTCTTGGACTATATCTTCTGCGTAATCAAACTCACCAAGTTTATGAATAACTTCTACCCATTCTTTGTGATGCTTTGCAACTTGTTCTAACCATTTGTAGTTGTCCATAGGAAGTTAAAAGATATAAATAATATTAATATTTGAATTGTATGGTCTGTTTCTTCATCGTAAACATCATCATTATATAAAGCACCAAACATAATTCCTTTAATTGGTGTAATTAATATATCACAATCTACGAAATTCATTACTATAAAAACTACTGCTAAAACTAATACTAATAATACTATCATAATTATAAAACTTTAATTTTTAAAAACGCTTCTTTTTTTTCTGTAGTTACTTCTTTGATTTTAAAATTTACATTGATATTAGTTAATTCTGAATCTTTATCTTTTAATAAATTCATCATATTTTCTATATCAATCCAATTATACTTTGAATCCATATCTACTAATTCTTTCAAATATACAATCTTATCATTTAAGTCTTTAAAATAACTTATTAACATTGCGTTATCTGAATTTAATACTAACATTCTTGTAGATGAAGTATGTAGTTCTTCTAATATGTTGTTGATTGTTGTTTGCATTAAAATATATCTTTTAAAGGGTCATAAAAAGCACCTTCAACTTGTGGCAATCCAAAATTATTTACTTTAAAACTAAAGTTTTCAAATGGTGCATTTCTTGAACGTTTACAACTCACGGTTACTAAATGTTTGTTTACTGTATTTAACTCTAATTGTATTTGTGTTTCTGCTTTCTTTTCTAAGAATGAACCTAAATGTCCTGTAGGTTTATCAGTTCCAAAGTTAGAATGTATTACTGTTAATATATGACAATTTAATTCTTTTGTCCATTTCATTAGCTTTTGCACTACTGCATTTGATTCTTCAATATTATTTACATCAGAACATAAATCTGCAATACCATCAATAATGACTAAGCCTATATTTTTACTTTCTAATTTGTCGTAAAGATAATATTCTATAAAATCAACACGTTCTTTAAAACTTAATTGTCTTAATGCTAATGTATGATATTTATCTGTTTTTATTCCAGTCATATCAATAGGTCGTTTAAATACGTTTGCAGCGTGAAAGTTCCCTTGTTCTGTGTCAAAGTGTATTATATGTCTATTTTGTCTATCTGCTCTTAAATCACCTCCAAATTGCTGTAATTCACCTGCTAAATAAACTGCTGATAATAAACTTACAAAAAATGTTTTCTTTGATTTTGGTGGTGCTTGTAAAAAACTAAAGTTACCATAAGTTCCAATTGGCGTTGGATAACTAATTTCACCATCTTTAGTTTCATAACTTTTAAAGCCAAATGAAATTGCTGGAATTGGGTGTTCTATCTTTTCTAATGGATTAATAAAGCAATCTTCTTCAAACATTTGCATTAATAACCTTTGTGCTTCTTTGTCCATTTGTTTTGTTTGTTTTGTTTAAGTCTATATTTCGGCAGCAAATTTAGTTTACTGCCGATTTATAGTTTTTAATTTTTAGAACGGTAAATCCGATTCTACTTCTTTTGCAATTGCTTCTACTTTTTTATCAGCAACTTTAATGTTTCCATCAGTCCATACAACATTACCATTTCCAAGATATGTTTTTGGCTTCTTTGCTTCACGTTCTTCTTTTGTTTGTGAATCAGTTGCAGAAACATTTTGTCCGTACTGGTTAGAATCATCATTAACTCCGATTGTGAAGTTATAATAAACTGCTCCATCTTTTCCACTTACAAATTTTTCTTTAGGTAATTTGTCAACTCTTAAACTTAAATTAATTAATGCACTCATATTATTTGTTATTTATTTGCTTACCTTTTTTTACTGTTGTCAGCTATTCAGTTTTTTTTACAAATATAATAATTATAACTTAGTATAAACGCAATAGATAGCACTTATTTTGTTTTATAAATCTACTTCGTCTATACGATAGTTATGCAACAGTTAACTCACGACCTGTTAAAGAATGAAATAAATTTTGAAGCTGATGCACATATTTTATTTTTATTCCTAAAACTGAACTTATGTGAGATATATTATCTATTTGAAATCTAAAGTCTTTTTTAATAAAATACCAATCACTTGGGCTTGTAGAATCAGTCGCTTCTTTACCGTATAAAATAAACCCAAAATTTAATAACCATTGCTCGGTTAAATTTATTGGCTTTAAAACATTTATTTTTTCACAATATAGATTTTCTTCTTTTTTAAATGAAATTGTATGTGTTATTTCAGAATTATAATTATGAGCGTTAATCCCTAATATTGTTACATTTTCAGCGGTAAAAGGAAAGTGTATAATGTTTCCTATTCTTAATTCAGAAGGCATAACCGATTGCATAACAGCGGTTTTGTCGCATTGTGGCACTTGGGCATTTTTTGAAATATCAGTCATAATTTTAAAATTTAGTTTTTATTTGTTAAGTTTGGTCTTAAACCACCACAACGACGACAAAGCCACGAACCGTTATTTACTTAATTCGTCTTTTACTTCTTTAGTCATTTTATATTTAGCTTCTATTGCAGAAACAGAACCACCGCCTTTAATGTATTCAACTGCTTTTTTAAATTCAGGTGTATTTAAATTCAAATATTTTTTTTCGCCTTTATTAGTTGCATCATCATCTTGTGTGTCATCAATAAGTAATAAGTTACCCAATGCATATTTTTTAGCGTATGAACTTGCTGAACCAAACTTTTGTGGCATTTGCATACCTTTTTGTTCTAAGTCTACACCAACTATAGCTGAAGCAGTTAATGTGTCTAAATCATCGCTTATTGCAGCTACTGAGCGTAACATTGGAAATTGTAAAAATTGTGATTCCACTATTGATTCTGTTATTGTAAAGTTTACTTGATATTTTTCATTATATGGTTTTAATGCTTCTAATATATCTTCAGCACTTCTAAAGTTATATTTCCCAAATGAATTGAATTTTGACTTGTTTGCTTTAAATTCTTTTTGAATTAAAGACAATTTTTGATTTAATGTTAATTCCATTTTTATTTATTTTTAATTTTTAAAAAATATTTTTTTGTTTCTTTATCGTATTTACTCCAACTATGATTTGTTTCTAATTGATTATTTGTAATACAAAAATCTTCATCTGATTTATAAATATTACATTTTGTATATGCTAAAATTCCAGATGGTGTCATTCTAACATTTTTAATACATACAAATTCTTGTTCTTTTTTAATTTTACCCATTTTAATTTGTTTTTAAGTTATAAATTTCTTTTTTAATTACAGTTTTATATTCTGATGTAATATCTTCTGATAATGCTTCAAAGCAATATTCTGATAATTGATTGTTAATGTTTTCAAGTTCGCAAACTCTTGCTTGTAAACTCTGGATTTGAAATCTTTGGAAATCTGTTAAATCTTTCATACTATAAAAAATAAAAAGTTAGTGTTAAATAAATTAATGTAAGTGTAACCATAAATGCTAATGATAATCCGAAATCTTTTAATAATTGTTTCATAATGTTTTGTTTTTAATTGTTATTGTTATGCAAATATATAACTGTTTTTTAAATATAAAACTATATTAAAATATTTTAACACAACTTTAACAAATAAAAAAAGCTACCTTTTACAGTAGCCTTTTAAAACAAAGAAAAACAAAAACAAATTTTTAACCCAAATCATTAACCTTATTAGTATAGTATTCTATCATATCTATTAAATCCACATCAGCAAATTTAACAACTTTATGTGATTTTTCATATAACCTATCAGGAAAGTTATCACCATATTTTGAACAAAGATATTTAGTATATAAGTATATTTCACCTGCTCTAAATACATTACACCCTGCACATTGAACGTGACAATTATCTTCATCCCAACGTGTATTGTAATGCCTTCTACTTGCCCAATGCCCATTTTGAAGTTTAGACCAATGACTTTTCTTTTTGCAAGTAACACATTCTGCTATATCATTTACAGAATCTTTTCTTCTAATATAAATACTAAATATAGTATCTAATTTTTTAACAAGTGTACTTCTTTTTATTTGCTTAGACATATACAAATGTAATTTTAAGATATTAACAATCGTGTTAAAAACTTTTTATTTTTGTGTAAATTTTAATTTGTAGTTTTGCAATAGGTAAAATATAAAATACTTTAAAAAATGAAATATAGATTTAAAATAAAAAACAATAAAAATAAATTTTTAGAATATATAAAAAGTTTTGAAAGTTTAAAACATTTAGAAGATTATAAAATCAAATTAAATGAAAATAATTGTTTAATATTTAAAATTTCAGAAATAATTTATAAGTAAAATCTGAATCTTTTATAAATATAATAAACTACTAGAATTAAAAGTAACCATAAGTAAATAAAATAATTAGCTTTTTTATCTATATCTTTTTTAAATTCTTTAAATGAAGTTTTAATTAATTCCTTTTTAAGTTCATTCTTAGACACTATTTTCTTTTCAATATGTAAACTATTATCTTTTACTTTTTTGTATCTTAAAACAGCGTTCTTGTACGTTATACCGTTTACTACAATATCTTTTAAAGTATCTAAAGGTGTTATAGTAAATTCATCAGTATAAATATCATTTTTAATAGATATATTTGTTTCTTCTTTTGTAACAATTTTAGTTTCTATTTGTTTCAAAGAATCTTTTTTAGTTTCTTGTATTGCTACTTTTCGTGAACCACAACTAAATAAAATTAAACTAACTAAAATATATATCGCTTTCATAATTTCTTCTTCTTGTTAAACCTGCAACTACTTTTTTATTTACCTTATTCCACTTCTTAAATTCTAATCCAATTAAAATATCATTGTGATTTTTATTCACTAATTTTAAAAGTGTACTATTCATAAAATTAGCCATTCCAATATTATAAGCTAAAGATACACAAG